TATAATCCAATAATAAAAGAAGGGCAACCTTCACTACCCAACAACCATGACGCATTGTTAAGGTTTAGATCTGATAAGGTAGCTATAGCCACTGGCATCCCTTTTAAAAAAGTAAAAGTTAGTAAGGCTATAAAGTATGAAGGTAAGTTAATTACTAAACCTGATTTATTTTTAAGCAATAAATATTCTTTAAAAGTAACAGGTGCTTATTATGATAGGTCAATTAGTAATCTTGAACCAGTACATAGATACATAGCACCTTTAAAATTTATAAGCTTAATGGCTAATAGTTTAAATATCGAGTATAATGAAATTTTAAATTATGAAGCTTGTAACAATTTTAGAGAGCCTATTTTATCTACAATACCTATGCCGACTATGATGAAGATAATTAGTTGGCCAAATAAACCTGATTTTAAGTTTAAGACTATTTGGTCTAAAAGGGCTGTTATAACTAATCCTAAAACATCTTTGTATCAGACTGTTTATTATCCTAGTGATGTAACAGATTGTTACAGAGTATCAATAACTGGTAATGTAGTTATGGCAGAGTATATTTCTAGACCAACAAAAGACGGCTCAGATATTTTTAGTTTTTTAAAAGATGATTTTGGTGTAAAGCCATATGAGTTAAAATACATAACAGTATCTGAGATGAAGTATGGTAAACTTTTACCAATAGAAGAAAAAGTTCGTAAAGAATTTATTTTATACTTAACACAAAAGTATAATATTTTTTCTGTGGGTAGGTTTGCTACATGGAGACAGTTATTGCTTGATGATATTGTTGATGATATAAATGTTATTGATAATATGATTGGTGATAATTATTTAATTCAACTACACAGTAAGAAAGGAATATAACATGAGAGACTACATACAATTATTTATAGGCATTGTAATATTTACAATAGTAATAAAATTTTTAGGAGGGTGTTCTTATAACTTTAACTCTCCTGACCCAATATGGTACATTGACCCACCAGCAGTAGAAGGTAGCACTGTAGTCAGTGGGTATGGTAAATCTAAACATAAACAACTTGCCTTAGATATGGCAACCATGGCAGCAAAACGTACAGCAGCAGATATGATAGCTAGTGAAGTTAAAGGTAAATCAAAATATTATTTATCAAGAGGTTCAGCTCAAAATACTGAAGTAGCTTTTATTGAAACTATTAATATGCGTATTGAAAACTTTGAAAGAGTTAAAGTTAATATTAAAAAGAGTGGTAGTAATTTTGAGGCTTATGTAATGTTGGCTGTTCCTCATCAGTTTACCAATGAGTTGATAGAGGAGTTAGACAATGAAGGTTAAATTAATAAATTATACTAGCGATGCTAAAAACCTTTTATTGTTTACTAAGAATACTAGGTTAATGAATGAAGATGATGCGTATGCTAAAATTAAAGATTGGCCAGAAGATAAAAAACAAGCCGAACTAGATTATATGCTAAATACTATAAAATCATCATGGGAGTTTGTTGATTATGTATTTGACATTAGAGAGGTTACTCGTGGCTTTACTCATCAGTTTGTACGCACAAGACAAGGTAGCTACGCACAACAATCACAACGTACAGTGGATATGGAAGGCTTCGGTTATTTTGTACCTGAAGATGTAAAAAACTATTTACAAGCACAACATCACTATGATGAAGCTATGAAAAGTATAAATGGCTATTATCAAAAGTTAAGGAACTGCGGAGTAAATGCAGAAGATGCTAGAGGTATACTGCCTACTAATATTCACACCAACATTGTAGCTAAGTTTAATCTAAGAACTTTACATGAGATGGCTAAGTCTAGATTAAGCCCAAGAGCACAAGGTGAATACAGAGAAGTTTTTAAACTTATGGTAGAAGAAGTTATTAAAGTACATGATTGGGCTAAACCATTTTTAACTCCAAAAGAGTGGTCAGCACCTTCAATGGCTAAACCATTAAACAAAAAGGTGTAATATGAAGAGAGTTATTATTTGTGATATTGATGGCACAATAGCTGAAATAGGAGATAGGTTTGAAATTATAGAAAAAGAAAACCTAACCAAGCAAGACTATGATGAGTTTAACGCAAGTTCTGTAAAATCTAATTGTATTGAAAATATAGCTAATATTATTAGGAACTTAAAAGATGCAGAAACTAAAATTTATTTAATTACAGCCAGAGAAGAAAAGTGGAAAAAGATTACTCAACACTGGTTAAAGTTAAATGATGTGCCTTGTGATAAATTGTTTATGCGTAAAGATAATGATAAAGAATCTGACGCAGATGTTAAAATGAAGATAGTAAAAGAACATATTAATCCTAAAAGAGTTTGGTTTGTATTAGAAGATAGAGATGATGTAGTACAAATGTATAGAGAAGATTTAGGCTTAACTTGTTTACAAGTAAACAAAGGAGATTATTAAATGGAACTAAGAATAATAAATAATAATATTGAATTAGATAGAGAACCTGTCGCTCGTATATTAGATGTGAGACCTACTTTGAGAGATAAGCTTGAAGATATAATAAATAATTATGAAGACCATGAAGCTAAAATAGAACAACTCATGGATACCTGTCATGAACTTCAAGATGAGATTGCTCAACTTAAATTAGAAGGAGATGAAGATGCTCGCTGATAAAATTAAAACAGCTCTCAAGACTGCAGAATATAAAGGTAAAAGATACGGACACTCTTACATGATACATGGAGAGGTTATGAAAAGTCTTTTCCCTAATGGTTTAAAATGTGAGTCAGTAGAGGATTGGAATAGGCTAGGTGCAGTAAATATGATTGTAACTAAATTAATTAGATACTGTAATCAATGGTCAGACAAGCACCAAGACTCAATACACGACTTAGGAGTTTATTCATTTATTTTGGAGGATATTGATGATAGTAATGGATCTTGAAACTACTGGCTTAGTTATGCCAGATGCAGTAGATATAAAACAGCAACCTTATATAATAGAGTTTGGTGCTGTTAAGCTAGATAAAGATTTAAATGTAAAAGAGGAGTTGGGGTTCTTAGTTAATCCCAACCAAGAACTATCACCCAAGATAACTAAAATAACAGGAATTAAAAATGAAGACCTAAAAGATAAACCACCCTTTATAGCTTACTATGATAAGCTAGTAGAATTTTTTATAGGAGAAAAAGTTTTAGCTGCACATAACTTGCCTTTTGATTCAAATGTGTTAAAGTATAATTTAATTAGGATTGATAAGCTAATAAAGTTTCCATGGCCACCTAAACATTTATGCACCATTGAAGTAGGAGAAAAGGTCTGGGGTATAAAAAGAAAGCTTACAGACATCTATTTAGAAGTAACAGGTAAGGAACATAAAGGTGCCCACAGAGCCATAGACGATGTTAAGGCTACTATTGAAGTTTTAAAATGGTATAAAAAAGAAGGACACCTAAATGATTAATTTAAAAATACGTACAGAATATTCTTTCCGTAAAGCATATGGTCCACTTAATAAAGTTATAGAAACTTGTAATAATGACACTGTAGCTATAACAGATAACAGTACATGGGGACATGTACCATTTTCAAAGATCTGCAAAAAACCAATCTATGGAGTTGAGATAGGTTTTGTTGAAGATAGTAAAGAACGTACAAAACAACCTATCAACTATATGACATTTTTAGCTAAGAACAATAAAGGTCTTGAAGAGATATATAGGTTAAACTCTGAATCATTAAAGAAAGAAAATTTCTACTATGTACCTAGATTAGACTATACACAATTATTTGATGTGAGTGATAATGTTATAATATTTAGTGGTCCTAATCCTAATTGGGGATTGTTACCTAAAGCTAATGAAAACATATTTGCTGAGTGTAGCCCTATAAGTGATAAGAGTTGTTTAACTAAAAAGTTCCCACTGATAGCTACCAGTGATAATTACTACCCAACCATATCCGATAGAAAAGTTTATCAGGTTTTAGTAGGTAGAAACAGAACAGACAGAACAAAACCTATGCATATTTTAAATGAGTGGGAATATAAAGATTGTGTAAATTGGGCTCCAAAAGAGGCAATAGATAATACCTATTCAATAGCTAAAGTGTGCGTAGCGACATTAAAACAAGCCAATATGGTTAAGTTTAACAGTAAAAAGACATTATTACAACTTTGCCAAGAAGGTGCCACTAAATTAAACATCAACCTAAAAGACAAAAAATACTATGATAGATTGGTTTATGAATTAGGTTTAATAGATAATAAAAAGTATGAGGATTACTTTTTTGTTATAGCTGATATGGTTAACTATGCTAAGGAACATATGCTAGTTGGACCAGCTAGAGGTAGTAGTGCTGGGTCTTTAGTTTGTTATTTGTTAGGCATTACTGATGTTGACCCACTGGTACATAATTTATTATTTGAGAGATTTATAGATCTTAATAGAGCAGACTTACCAGATATTGATATAGACTTTCAAGATGATAGAAGAGATATGGTATATGATTATCTAAGAGAAAAGTATGGTAATGCTAATGTTGCTAAGCTAGGTACAATAAGTAGATACAAAGCTAAAAGCACTATCACTGAAGTAGCTAAAGAATTAAATATACCACAATGGGAAGTTAATGATTTAAAAGGTGCTATTATTGAAAGGAGTGGCGGTGATGCTCGTGCTGCTTTTTGTATTATGGATACATTTAATGATTTAGATATTGGTAGAGAAATATTAAAAAAGTATCCTCAAATGCGCATAGCTTCACAAATGGAGTTTCATGCTAGGCACAATGGGGTACATGCTGCTGGTATAGTTGTTACTGAAAATGCTGTTAATAAATATTGTTCTTTCAATGAACAAACCCAAGCCTTACAAGTTGACAAGTATGATGCAGAAAAATTAAACCTACTTAAAATAGATGCTTTAGGTTTACGAACTCTATCAGTTCTCCAAGATGTATTAGACCAAGTCAAATGGGAACGACAAAAATTAGTAGACTACCCATTAGATGATAAACTAGCTTTTAAAGTTTTAAATGATGAAAAGTATTCTGGTATATTTCAGTTTGAGGGTTATGCTCTACAGTCTTTAACTAGACAAATGAAAGTTTATAAGTTTGAAGAGATTGCTGCTCTGACTGCTTTGGGTCGTCCTGGTCCATTAGTTTCTGGAGGAACCACTCAATATATAAGTAGGCACACAGGAGCAAAACCAGTAGAGTATCTTCACCCAATAGTAAAAGACATAACTGAAATAACTTATGGCATAGTTGTATACCAAGAACAAGTTATGGAAATAGGTCGTCATGTAGGTAAGCTATCTTGGGAAGATATATCACAACTGCGTAAAGCCATGAGCAAATCATTAGGTCAAGAGTTCTTTGACCAATATTGGGAAAGGTTTAAAATAGGAGCAAAGGAAAATGGTCTTGAAGAAGCTGATGCAAAAAGGATATGGGATAATATCAACACTATGGGGTCTTGGGCTTTTAATAGGTCTCATGCTATTAGTTATGGTTTACTTTCTTATTGGTGTTGTGTTCTTAAGTCTAAGTTTCCTCTTGAGTTTGCTGCTGCATGTTTGCGCAATGTTAGAGATGAAACTCAAGGGATAAAATTATTAAGAGAATTAGTTAAGGAAGGTTTTGAGTATAGACCTTTTGATAAATTTTTATCTCAACTAAATTGGTCTGTACAAGATGGTAAACTAATAGGTGGGCTAACTAATATAAAAGGTGTCGGCTTAAAAGTTGCTGAAGATATTATTAATAGACGTATTGAAAAAATAACTTTAACCCCAAGACAAGAAAAACTTTTAAATGAAGGCACTACTCCGTATGATGATATATTTGAATGCGAGAGAAGGTTTGGCCATATTAAAAAAGAACCTGAAAAGCATGGCATAGTTTCAGACATTACTGACATAGCTGAACTGGATGCAGACCGACCAGGAAGATTTGTATTCTTCGGTAAGCTAACAGAAAAGAACTTAAGAGATATGAACGAGACAGTCAACCTAGCTAAAAGAGGTGGACGTAGAGTTGATAGAAATCATTTATGGTTAAACTTAACTTTTGAAGATGACACTGGTCCAATTATAAGTACCATAGATAGATTTAAATATACTCGCATAGGTAAACAAATAGTTGAAGAGGGTAAAATAGGTGATTGGTATTTAGTAAAAGGTCTTGTTAAAAAAGGCTTTAGAAAGGTGTATGTAGACAAGTGGAGAAAATTAACTTAAATTAAATGTTTACTTATTTGCTCAAATAAATTAAAATTTTATTTTAAACTGAGAAAGGAATAAATTATGAAAAATATATTTATAAATAAAAGTATAAAAAATGACTTAACTGAGGTTAGTGAAATTGAGTTTGGTTGTGATAAGTTTATTAAAAAAAGTGCTGTACTTAATAGGCTTATTGATATTTGGGATAATACTTCTGATAAAGTAAAAAACTATATTATTAAATGTGAGTCTAATAAGGTTGGGTTAGGTATTGATAAATTAGGTGAGCCTAAGTCTGGTATTAGTTTCGGTAAATATAATGGTTTTATTTGTGATAAGTATTTTAATTTTAAAGGTAGCTTACCTCCTATTTTTCAATGGGGTAATAGTAAGGCTATAAATATTTTATTAATTAATTATTTTATTGAAAGGTAATTTATGTTTGATTTTACTTATGATAATAATAAATTTAATATAAATAAAAATGAGTTTATAACTTTAGTTAGTATATTTATTTGTAATGAGGGTAGTAAGTATAGTGATAAAATTATTAATGATTTATGTAAAAAAGGTATAATTTTAAAAAAATATTATGATGCTACTTATAAAATTAAATTAACTGAAAAAGGTAATTATTTAATTAAATACCTTAAAAATGAATATAAAAATTATGAAAAAGTTATGAGTTTATAACTTAAAATTTACTAACCTTTTTAAATTAACTTAAAACTTTTTTTAAAAAGGTTGGTTTTATAGGCATTTGCGGGAGACGATTATTGTTTACTTATCTGCTCAAATAAACGATAATATATATATAAACTGAGAAAGGAATAAATTATGAAAAACATTACTAATAAAAAACCTGAAGGCTTTGTAAATCCTGATGACCAAGTTACTGGTCCTAATTGTGGTGTGACTGCTGTATCTATAGCAATGGGTATATCTTTTAAACAGTCATGGGAGTTACATAAAAGAGTTGGTAAAAAATCTAACAAGTGGAAAGGTTCTACTTTTAAAGGAGACAGAACTAAAGTGTTAAGATTATTAGGTGCTAAATATAGAGTGTTAGATAGATACACTGACATAACTACATATGGTAGAGAGAAAAATACTAAAAATTTAACTCTTGCTTATAATCCTATAACTTTACAAAAGTATGTTAAGTGGTGTTGTAATTTTAGTTCAACTTATATTATTACAACCACTGGTCATGTACAAGTTGTAAAGGGTGGTTGGGTCATAGACCAAACTGGTAGTAAACCTATTCATGAGTTTTGGTGTAAACGTAAAAGAGTTATGGAAGTTATTGAGATACTACCTAAAAGACAATTTAAAAGAGTTTTAGAAAAAAGCTTTACTATGATATATCCTAAAGTAAAAGAGAATCCTAGAAAAGTTAATACATTCGGTTGGCACTCTATGCAAATAATATTAGATAATCCTGATGGTATTAGTTATGAAGCCTTTATTAAAAAAGGTGGTAGGGCTAAAGACTTAACTTGGGACATAAAGAAAGGGCATGTAGAATGGGACAAATAGATAAACTAATAGAAAGGGTGAGGAAACACCTCACCTATCTAAAAAGAAATACTTGGGCTTACAACTATTGGTCAAAAGTATTAGATAAACTAAGGGAGATTAAATTTGCAAATAAATGTTCAAGGTAAATTTTTATTAGCTAAGTTCCCTTTAACTTCAGAGAATATGCAATTGTTTACCAACCTACCAGGATTTAGAAAGTGGGTTGGTAGGCATGTAGCCTTTAGCCCAACAGGTGCTAACATTGAATATGTTAAATCAAAATGGCCAACAGCTGAATGGGATAATGATGCTTTAATATTTTTAGAACAATATAGTGATGTGGTTAAAAGTGCTACTGATACTCGTAGCTTTACTACTCCTGATACGGATGACTTTATGTTCAAGACTAAACCTTACGAGCATCAAAGAAAAGCATTCTATCTAAGTAGGGATAAAGCGAACTTTGGTCTATTTATGGAACAAGGTACAGGTAAAACAAAAGTTGCCATAGACACTGCTGCATACTTATACAGTAAAAGTAGGATTAATTGCCTAGTCATTATAGCACCTAATGGTGTACACAACCAATGGTTAGATAAACAATTACCAGACCATATGCCTGATTGGTGTATACATGATAGTATAAATTATTACTCCGGTATGAATAAGAACCATGAAACAAAGTTCAATGCACTTATAGCTAAAAAAGAGATCTTAAAAGTTTTTGCTTTTAATATTGAATCTTTTGTATCTAAAAAATCTAAGGATTATTTAGAAAAAATATTATTATCCCATGAGACATTATTAGTGGTTGATGAAAGTTCTAGGATTAAAACTCCTGGAGCCAACAGAACTAAAGTTGTAACTAAGCTAGGTAAACTAGCTAAATATAAAAGAATACTAACAGGTACACCAGTAACAAAAGGTGTAGAAGATCTATACGCACAATTTACTTTTTTAGATCCTTACATATTAGGATATGATAGTTTTTATACTTTTAAAGCTAACTACTGTATAACTAGAGAGCATGAAGGTCGTAGATGGATAGTAGGTTACAGAAACACTGATGAATTAATACATAGCATTAAAGGTCATTCATTTAGAGTCTTAAAATCAGAGTGCCTAGACCTACCACCTAAAATATATCAAAGACATAAATACGAATTATCAAAAGAACAAAAAAGATTATACACTTCATTAAAAGAACAATTTGTAGCCGAACTTAATGGAGAAGAAGTTTCTGTACCTGAAACTATAACCAGAATGTTACGATTACAACAAGTAGTTTGTAATTGGTTTCCTTATGATAAAGAGTTAAAACCCATAGAAGAAAAGAATCCTCGCCTAAAAGCATTATCAGACGTTTTAAGTGTAATTGACCAAAAAACAATCATCTGGTGTCGATTTCGAGCTGATATAATGGCCATACACAACATGTTAAAGGGTTCTTGTGTGTTATACTATGGAGATGTACCTAATCATCAACGAGCAACCAATATAAAGCTATTTCAGGAAAATCCACAGATAAAATACTTTATAGGGCATGCTCAAGCTGGTGGATTAGGTTTAAACCTTACTGCTGCACAATATGCTGTGTATTACTCTAATAGTTTTGATTTAGAGATGCGTTTACAGTCTGAAGATAGATGTCATAGAATAGGTACAACCAGCAATGTTACTTATATAGACCTTGAAGCTAATAACACATTAGATACTTATATAATAAAAGCTTTACGCAAAAAGAAGTCTTTAGCTGATATGGTTAATGAAGATCCTAAATGCTCTTTCCTAGGAGGTGATAATGAGTGAGAAAAACTTTTGGTCTTATATGAGAGGAGCTCTACCTATAAAAATGTATAGGGTAGAGAATAAAGTTTCTAAGGGTATGCCTGATATACATTTTGTAAAGAGTGGGAACTCTGGTTGGATAGAATTAAAGTTTGTTAAAAGCTTTGAGCCTGATAAAAAAATAAACATAGGCTTAAAACAGGAACAACACATCTGGTTAAAAGATTATAAATCTCAAAGAGGAAAATGTTGGATATTATTAAAAGCTGATACTACAATATTATTATTTGATGGGGCAGAAGATTTAACAAAAAGCTATAAAAGAGAAGATCTTTTAATGAAAGCTGTTTGGGTTAATGAAGGGAGCATGGATGAAGAAAAGTGGAATAATTTGGCTATTCATATTTGCACTGACTTTTACAACTTATAGTTTAGCTGAGAATATAAAGTCTAAAAAAATTATGCGTTGTAGTAAAGATTGTGACTACACAGAACTTACTTGGACAGACCAAGAACCAAGAAGAGTGCTAAAAGGTTTATTTAAAGACTCAACAAGATACTATTGCTCTAAGCCAGAACACTGGCACATGATAATAAGGTTCATAGAATGGGACATTAAATTATTAGCCTTACAGTTAGTAGCTGAAAATAAATGTTTTTATAAACCTCAACACCAAGATTACATAGCCACAAAACTAATATCTAAAAAAGGTAAAACTGTTATTTATAAAGCTGAGTGGTTGTATAATGAGCCAGAAGAGTTTTATGTACTTCAAATAAACGATTGAAGCTTTTGCATAGTGTCAGGCTTTAGGTTACTCATTATTTTATTTAAGCTAGAAGATTGACTTGTCTCGTCAGGTTTTTGTTCCATGTCTCTTTCCATAGTGCCTTCTGGGGTTGCTGCTGTAGGTAGTGCTCGTATAGGTGAAAACATTAAATTTAAAAAGCTTTTTAAATCATCTCCTGGTTGGGCAATCACTCCTTGAGCTGCACCGCCACCTCTTAAACCTTCTGCAACCTCAGCTACAGTTTCAGTTACATTCCTTATTATAGGTAATTTAGTTAATATAGGTTTTATAATTCCTCTTTGCAGAGCAGCATTTACAGCAGTGTAACCAGATCCTGGAGGGTTTAACTTTTGTTCAACTGGTAAAGTTTTAGCTACATCCTTAACAAATAAATCTAAACCTTGTATTTCTTTTTCTGTAAATAATAACTTTGTAATTTCTTTATTCTTAATAAAATTATCTTTAAAATTACCTACTATTTTTGCTCTAGTTATGCCACCTTTGGGGTCTGAGAAAGTCCTTAATAGTATAGCATTTTTAAGCAACTCTGAAGTTGGACCATTTTGTCCTTCAGCTTTTATTATTCTTTTTATAATGTCTATACCTAAACCTTTATCATTTAATTTATTAGCACCACCAAATATTATATTTGTAACTTCCAAAGCTGACTTGTTACCATCAATAATTTTAGGCATTTGATTCTTTGCTGAACCAGCACCAATTTGAAAATCTTTATAAGCCTTGTAAGATTTACGAGCATTTTTAATTAAATTTACAGCTTCATCATCACCAAATAATAATCCATTTTCAACAGCTTCATTCATATAATCATCTAGACCTCTTTTCATTTGCTGTAAAACTAATTGCTCTGGAGATCCTGGAGTTGCTCCCCTTATATCAGAGTTTAATCTAATTCTAAAATCTTCTATGGCATTAAAATTAACTCCTTTAGCTTTAGGGTTACTATATATTTTTATAATTCTATTTAAGTATTTAATGTTGTTTTGAACTATAGGCATTCTTTCAAGTCTGCTGGCATCTATTTTAACTTGTCGACCACCTTGCATAAAATTAGTAGCATTTTGTTTTAAACTTTGCGCAAGACCTAAAACTCCTGGACCAGATAAAAATGTAGGTGCCATTTTACTAGCTTCATTGTATGCTTCTTTACCTAAATTTTTTAATTGTGAAGCAGTGTCTTGTATCTCTTTAGTTATAAGTTCTCCGATATCTACAGCACTACCTTCTCCAACTTTAACTTTACCAGCACCTATATTATTTAACAATATATCTATATTATCAGTTATAATTTGTAGTTGTTCTGCGTCAAAGTCTTTTAATAACTCTTGAGACCTAACACCATACAATTCAGTGTTACGCATTAAATCTTCCATTAATAAATCTTTGTCTTTACCTGTGCGTTGTCCTTTAGTTTTATCTAAAACTTTTAATTTATCAACCATGGTTGTAGTATCTTTGCTTGAAGCTAGTTGACCTTGTACAGCTGAAGTAAGTTGCTTTTCTGCTCCTGGTGCACTATAA